AATACCCAATGGTTTACCACCAGTTTTAGCAGCTTTACCAGAAGCGAAGTTTACTGCATCACCTACAGCGTATGTATCAGATTTATTAGCGTCTACTTTGAATACGCCAGTTACTTTTAACGCACCCATTTCATCTTTCTTAATATCTGTTACTGCTACACCGTGAAGTGCGCCTGCTTCTACAATATCGCCGGCTTTTACATCTGCTGTTGCCACATAATTGATGCGGTCTGTTTCATATACGAATTTTGCCATATGTATTTACCCCCTAATTATTTACCTGCGTTTTTGAATACACCACGGAAGTCAAGAGCACTTACGCCACAGTCAAATGCTACTTTGTATTCGATACCGTCTACATCGAAGCCTTGGCGAGTTTCAAGACGTGGAGTTTCAACGCCATTCAAGTAAGTTACTTCAATAGTGTCATGTTGAGATGCGTCAGCTACTAAGTACCATGCATCTGTTAATTCAGCATCTGCTACAACTACGAAGCGACCTTTGTAAGGGTTAACTACACCGGAGTTTACACCGTCTACTGCAGCAGTAGAGTTAACGATTTGGTATGCAGTCATTTCAAGTTCTGGAGGAACTACCAAGTATTTAGGTGTGATGTTAAGAGTAGCATCACCAGTGATACCTTTTTGACGACGCATAGCAGTAATTGCTTTAGCGATTGCTTTAACAGATAAAGCTTCACCTGTACCTGCAACGTTGCCGTGTTTAGAGTCAAACAATGCTACGTTATCTTGCATTTTAACGTTACCAGTTAATTGAGCGTACACCATTTTGTTTACCAAACGTTTCGCTGCGGAACCGTATTTAGTAGCAATTTTGGAGAACAAGCCTAGGTCATCATTGATGATTGCTTGACGAGTTAAGCTGAACAATTTACCATAAGTAGCCACTTTAGTACGAGCAGATGCTTCGCCTAAGAAGTCTTGTTGGAATTGGCCACCTTCTGGAACTAATTCAAGGTTACCTGCTTCGGACAATGCTACGCGTGCAGCTTCTTTGAAGTCACGGTTGGAACCTTTGCCTGCCCAAATTTGGAATGTAGTTTCAGCTTCGTTGAAGCCTGTCATTACAGATTTATTAGCAAGATTGGACATGATAGCAGGGAATGTAGATGTAGAATTAATAGCTTGACGAGCCAATTCCATGTTATCGCCGAAGTTAGCTTTTAAGCCTTCACGTTGTAAAGCTTCGCGTGCTAACTCAACCATAGAGTGGCCACGTAATTCTTGTGCACCTGGTGCAGCATCTGCTACAGGGATACCTGCTGCCATCAATACTGCATCTTGTGCAGCTGCACGGAATTTATCGGATTCAGCTTCGCCCATTGTTACGGACACGCCTTTATTACGTGCACGTAATTGGTCCATTACCATTGCACGAGCTTCGTCAACGGATACGCCCATTACGATTGCTTCGTCAGCACCTTCTACATCGAAGTCACGGAACAATGCAGTAATTTCGGAAGTACGTTTACGCTCTTGCTCCATAGCTTTTTGAAGGTCCTCTTGTGTGATACCAGTTTCTACTGGTGTAGATTTTACTTCTTGAACTTCTAAAGTTTTTTCTTGATCCATACGTGTGTTATCCTCCTGTGTGTCAATACTTGTATGAATTTCTTCAGCACTACGTCCCACGCCAACAGTAGGGTCAGCCGGAACAGATACAATACTGATTTCTAAAGGTTCCCAATCCGTTACTACATAAGCCGGACCATTAAATCGACCGTTAGTAGATTTGGTATCTTCATCTTCCAATACCTCATATCGGTAGATTGCATAGCCTACGCTTACACCTTGTAGCGTACCGGACTGTACCTTTTGAAATATTGTTTCGGATTGTTCATCTGTGTCAAAGCGTACTAACGCTTTACCGCGGTTATCTTCTAGCCATACCTTCTCGATATGACCTACAACTGCGTCACGATCATGGTTAAACAATACCGTACCTAAGCCATTGGAAAAGCGCTCAAGGTTGATGCACTCTTCATCGTGGCAAAGGATTTCATCGCCGAACCAACGGCCATATGGCGTTTCAGAGGAGAAGGAAAGTTCTACCGTCCGATTGTCGGAGTCGACTTGGTCAATCGTAGTTTCTCGACAGTAGTTGCCAAGAACACTACGCTTTTGATGTTCACTCATTACTAGCCATCAGCTCCTTCCTGTGTAGTGTCATCATCGCCCATCGTTAGCGGTTGCAACTCACTGGAGTAATCTAGTAGTACCCCGAGCTCCTTGGCTCTGTCCTGTTCGAGTTTCCGTTGTTCAAGAACTTCTTCCCAATCACGTCCAGATGATGCGCACACATCCTCTAAAGTTGTAAGACCGGATTTAATGGCTTCTTTATTAGCGTTAACTTCCTTAACAGGGTCAATCCATGACCACCCTGGAGCAAGCCAAGCTACCTCTTGGTATTTGTCCTTGTTCGCTAAGTAGTCAGAAGGTAATTCACCTGCTAAGTAAAGTGCGTCAATAAAGGCTTTCCAAATCGGCATACAGAAGTGTGTGATTACAAATTTCTGCACTTGACGGAATGTCTTTTGGTCCTCTAACAAGTTTTGCCTTGCAGCTGAGAAATTCCCAGATATATTACGCGCTACGATGTCAGCGCTCATACCAAGACCGGACGCTACGCGTCTAGTCTGAGTTGCTGAATATTCGCTTGCAGTACCAGCGTTACGCTTAGGGTCTGCAAACTCGATGGACTCACCAGGGCTTAGGTGTCTAACCATACCTGGTGCCATTGTGATATTAGGTCTGCCTTTGCTATCTCTTGGTAGCATGGACGTTTGTCTTGCGGAGTTTTGAGAGGTTACAAAAACACTGAAGCACGCTGCAACTCGTGCAGCAATTAAATCAGCATCCATGTACTCGTCGATATCGTGGATCCTACGCAGTACTAACGCCAATAAGCTTATGCCCCTAATCTGAGATGGACGTTTAGGCTTGAATAACAAGAATGCCTGGTCAGTAGTTAACCGAACTGTGTCAAAGGAACGTAGCCCCATTGGGTCTGTTTGGCTTATGTGGTAAGCTACTGGCCTACCATGTTCGGTAACTTCTACACCGTTGATGATGTTATTCTTGCCGTTTGTGATACTTACTGCGCCAATATTCTCAGCCTCTATCAACTGAATAGATAATGGTAAGTACGAACCTTGTGAAGTCTTATTAACCAGAATTTCACCATCGTACACCATGCGTCTTAGTGCCATTTCTTGTAATTCATAGAAATTAGAAATGCCTCTAATGTCAGCGTTTTCAGGTTCCGCCCATTTGGCCCATGCTTTCTCAATTTTCTTATTAAGATCGTTGTTTAACTTGCCGTTGCGGTTTCGCACTTTAGCTTGTGGGACAATCCCTGCGCCGATTACATTTCGTAACAGTGCAATTACTGCAGCTTCTGCTAAGTCACTGTTCATCTCGGCAGCTCTTGCCCGACCACGTATGATATCACGTGAACCTGTTGCAAGTTGTTCCGCGGTTCCATACGCTGGTTGCCAATCACTGTTTAGCCTATCCATAGATGCCGCATCATATTGACGTAACGCATCGCGGTAGGCTTGGCGTTCATACGCACGTTGTGGACTAACCCAACCGATTACTTTATCAATAATGTTCATCGTCCACCCCATGTCACGAATGCATCAGCTTGATACCCATTGGACTCTTCATGTACTCGTTGCATTAGCGTTTGTTCGCGTGCATAAAGTACAGGTAAGTCAATCGTCTTGAACCGTTTACCACCAATCTGTAACTCGGAATATCCTTTAGTTTCGATATCCTCGATGACTTGGCGCACACGTTCAAGTTGTTCATTTACATCGCTCATGGTTCACCTCCTATCTAAACCAATGGCCAGTATTCCCTATGCCTCCGCTGTAGTCCTCATATGTTTGGACCTCTTCGGATTCCTCATAAGGCTCTGGCTCCATTAAATATTTAACGCCGGCAATATCTGCTACTGCTGCGTTGTAAGTACATGTATCTAGTAAATGGTTAACAGGATGGCTCGTGAGTGGTTTCCACTGAACTGTTACCGCCCCTGTTTTTACATTTCTTTGTTCCTGCTTTTCCTCTGACCTTAGATGGTCTGAGTACTCTTGCGGACAATCTTTGTATAAATGGATCGTGCCATCTTCGTTTATCGGTCTTACCATTCTCGCGAATATGAAGTCTTTCCAATAATCTGTATTCAATACGTATAGCTTTAACCCGCCAACAACACCCTTCTCTAATGATGTCATTGTGTATGGCGCTGTCATCGTAGTATGGTTTGACGAGCCTTTAAGAGGAATACATACTTCCGGAAATCTTGAACAGAACTGATATACTTCGTCTGTTCTGAAGCCGGAGTCAATACCTGCTTTCATTATTTGACGAGGTTCGCCATACTCCGATGGATACTCTCGATGAATAATGATTTCCTCTAAATCGTCCCAAGTGCTTGCTTGTCCGTAATCAATCAGATAAGACTTAACACCAGGAGCATAGGCCCTTACTTCCCACCAGAAGTGGTCAAGCTGTACGTCTACGGAAGCAATAAGCAGTACTGCTTTATCCGGCACAACTCCGCTCGGATATGTGGATTCCGTAAATTGCATATTTTGTGTACTCTTAGTTTTAGCACTCCGCCAAGGTTCCGCTAGCCACGAATTAATGAAGTTCATTAACGAGGCAGGTGTACCTTTGGAAGTCTTAAACTCGTACGCAACGTCTCCGAACGTGACCCACGGCGAATATATCGACGATAAGTGATACGAAATTGAGCGGACTTTGCTTTGCGATGCATTTACCGCTTCCCATTTCCCATGTCTTAACATTTCCATTTTGTGCTTATCGTGGATGTGTCCGCCGCAATGTTCACATTCGTAATACGCTGTATCACGTATCATGTCCGCATTATCGTTGTGTTCGTCTGGCCATTTTATCTGCTTGAACTTGAGGGTCTGCGACACTCCGCAATGTGGACATGGCACGTAATACTGCCTGCGCTCATTTGCATTCATGAGCGCCTGCCAAATATTACCCGACTCAACAGTAGGAGTGGATACCATTACTATTTTCTTGTCCACGAACGTTTTAGTACGTTCCTTTGCAAGTTTTATTGGATCTGCTTCCTTACCTGAAAAGGCGGGGTATTTGTCTATTTCGTCAAAGAATAGATACTTAATTGACCGGCTTGATAAGCTACTAGGTGAGTTCGCCCCAACCAATACCATATAGTTGCCGTTGTTGAAATCCAATTCAAGTAATTTACTATTCTCGTCAAAATTATCACTAATAGATTTAACCGATTTAATCATCGGTTGTACTCTTTTATCGCTAGCAAATTTAGCGATAGTGTCTGTTGGGTACACCATCATAACTGGTGATTGTGTTTGGTCTAACGCATAGCCTATCATGTTGAGCTCTGCTTCAGTTTTACCGATTTGCGCCCCAAAGCACAGTACAATCTGTTCAATCAGAGGGTCTGTGAATTTGTCCATAGGCTCTTTTAGATATGGAGTTCGATTCGTTCTCCACCTACCTGGCTCTGCGGATATATTTGTTAATACCCTGAAATTGTCAGCCCATTCTGATACGGTGTATCGTTCCGGTGGTTTAAATGCGTCAAGCTCTTCAGGGAACCAATTAACTCTTGGCTCTGCTTTTACCGGTTTTGACTTCCGGCGTGTACTCGCCTTTGCGCGAGTAACTTTCGAGGTAGTCTTCGGCAACTTCGCTCACCACCCTTTCCACCGTCGCTCGTTCTTCTGGATCAGTGAACTCACTCCCTACTCGTTTACCAAGTTTGATGAGAGAGGACTTTAATTCTAAGATACGAGCAGACCATTCTTTCGCTACGTCTGCACGAGATACGTACTCACCGTTTAATACGTCGAGTAATTTCTTTTCACGAGCAGCTCGAGACTCTTTGTAGTCAGCTTCAGCAATTAGCTTTCGTGTGGCCGCTGATTGGTCTTTAGATTTATCCCCCTTAGCTTGGCCAAGATATACGAGAACTTCACGGAGGTTCCACCAACCCGTTGCAGCTTTAGGCATGCCGGATTTGTGATGCCTAGAAATAATCTCAGGAGTTACTCGAAGAAGGTCGCATAATTGCGCACTAGATACTAGCAAATCGCCTGCGTTATTAAATTTCACACGTGGTTTTTCACTCGTCGCCATGACTTCTCCTTTCTGCCCTTTGACAATCGACTTTCAACCGTTAAAATTCTCCTACACAGAGACAAATATCGCGCGGAGCC